CCTGCATCTTTTGCTGCTTTAAGTTGTGTTTCGTTTTCTGGTTTATAAAAAGTACCTGTTCTTGGTTGAGCAAGTCCTTCAAATTCAGAAAAGTCTACAACTCCTCCTGCATCGCTAATAATTGTATTAGCATCTGCTTTTGCTTTACTTTCTTTTACTTCTTTTTCTTTCTCTGTTACTTTAGCTATATCTGCTGCAGCATTAGTTTGCTGTGCTTTTGCTTTAAATCTTGCTAGTTCATTTTGTTTATCTGCATAACTTGTTGTGTCAGTTAAAGCATCTTCAAACTCTTTTAATTTTTTTAAGTATTCATATGGGTCAGATGTTGCTAAATCTTGATTAGCATTTATAAAATTTAATCTTGCTTGATTAATTTTTATTTCAGTTTTATCTCCTGCTCCTGTTCTAAGTTGATTGTAAAAATTACTAAGACCTCCACCCATTCTGCTAAATATATTTTCATATGGATCGCCTGTTGGAAATAACTCTACAGGGTCAAAAGAAGTCCCTGCTGTTCTTTCTACTCTTGCTCGTTCTCTTTCAAATCTGTCTAGTTCATCTTGTACTTGAGATAAAGGTGGTTGACCTGCTCTTGCAAATCTTCCTACCTCACTAGGATCAAGTCCTGCTAATCTTGTAGCTTGTCGCAAACTTGCTTCATTTGCTGCTAAGTTTGCTGCTTGATCTGCTGACAATCCTGTATCCATTGGTTGTCCTGCTCTGGCAAATCTAGCTAATTCGTTAGGATCAATTCCTGCTGTTGGTTGCGCTGCCTGCTCGGCAAACGATGGTGTTGCTATACCTTCAAAGTCTGAAAAATCTGATACAGGTTGTGTAACATTTGCAATAGATTGTCCTGTTGTTTGTGCTGCTGATTGAGCTGCTCTTACAAACCTTGCCTCTTCATTAGCATCTAACGGAGCTTCTCCTCCTGCTATTCTTGCAAACCTTGCAGCTTCGTTAGGGTCAGTAGCGAACAAAGACAAGTTAGGTAAATTTCTTACTGCTTCTAAATTTATATCCCTTAGAGCAGAAGGTCGCATTCCTTGTAGTTTTGCTACTTGATCTACAGGAACAGATGGTTGTACTGCTCTAGCAAATCTTGCGATTTCACTTGGCATATCTGCTTGTGTTTGAAATGCAGCTTGAATACTTGGTTCTTGTCGTAACTGTGCCATTAACAGATCTTGTCTTAGTTTTTGCAAAGATGTTAAAGGCACATCGCCTGTTGGCATATCCATTAGAGCTTGTTGTTGCAAATCTACAGGTGGCAAGCTGCCTTGTAATCCCATACTTCCTATAGGAGTTCCTGTTTTTATTGGCGCAACTGCTGCTGTTGGTGGATTGTATGTTAAAGCTGTCATCAAAGGATCTAATGCCCTGCTTTGCGCTCCGATTGTTGGAGCTGCAGGAGATGCAATTTGTGGAGGGTCTATCCCTTCATCTCTTGCGTTTTGTATATTTTGCACATCAGTTCTTGCTCTAGCCATAGAAAGACCCATGTCTATTCCTTGTTCTTTTTGTATATCTGATGCGTGCCTTGCCATTACAGCATCAAAGTTCATTCCTCTTGCTAGCGCATCTCTTATTTCTACAGGTGTCATTTTATATTTCTCCCTCTTGTGCATTAGGTCTTGGAGTTTCTGGCGCTACTGTTCCCTGTGGTGGCGTTGGTGTGGGAGGTGGTACTCCCATCATAGCATTAGGCATAACTCTAGGATCTGCTGTAGGTGGTGTAGCTCCTTCTGGAACTTGAGGTTGTTGCATAGCCTGTTGTGCCTGTTGCCTTTCCATTTCCTTTTGTCTTAATATATGTAATAATTCTCCATAGTAGAACTGAGCAAGATCATCTCTTCCTCTATTCTCTGATGCAGATAACAATGTATAAAGTGTAGCTTCTGGCAAAGTTCTTTCTGCCTGTTGTTCTTTTATTGCATCGTCAACTAAATCTCCATCTTGTAATCCAAGTATTTTATCTCTGATAAACAAGTCTGGTAGCAATGGACTCTGACCTTCTCTAGCCATTTGTGCCATGCTCATCTTAGACATATCATCTTCTGGTAGTTGACCCACAAACTTAATAACAATATCTCCTGCATTTCGTATAGCATCTGGAGTTATTTCTTCCGAGAAGTAATTTCTATTCATATCTTCTCCAGATAATTCCATAGCATCAAAAGCATCTGTTAAATATTGATCGTTGAGTAGCATACATATTCTTGTGTATGCAGCTTCAAGTGCTTTTATTCTTGGTTCTAGTATAGAGTTAATACCTTGTCGTAAGGTATTGATAGCAAAGCCAGATAGTTGGAATTGTAATTCTCCGTATATGCTGTGTGGCAATGCTCCTCGTTGTAGTTCTCCAGATAGCAATCCTAAGAAAGCTCCTGTTTCCCTAGACATTTCCATTAGTCCTAATGGTTCTACATCTTCTCCCTGTGCCAAAGATATCTCAGTACCTTCTTTGTAAGGATCTTCGTCTAAAGTTTTAGTACCATCTCTTGATTTAATCTTTAATCCCTGTCGTCTTGCACGAGCTGTGAGTTCGAGCATTATAGACATCATGAGATTATTCTTATCGTATATATCTCTGTTGTGTCTGAATACAGATTCTCCATAATCTTTTATGGTATCATCAATCGCTACTGCTTGATTGAGTGCTTGTATTTCTGGGTTTGCCCCTACTGCTCCTAAGAATACAGGTACATTAGGAGAGCCGTGTGGTGTAGCTTTCTTAACTACTTTACCATTAGAGAGTACAACCATGTTATATTCTCTGTCGTAGTAATCATATACTTCTATCCAATCGTCATAGTCATTAGAGATATTTAATCTGACATTGTATTGTGATTCTATCATTTCTTTAGATCGTTTAGTTTTATAACACGCCCACATTAATCCGTCATAACCAGATGACCAATATGTGTGCATAGGATCGAATGGTGTTATATCTACAAATGTTTTTCCTTCTTTGTTTTTAGTTAGCAAAGCTCTGCCTGCGTACCACCCACGAAGGGTAATGTACCAAGCAAGTTGTGATTTAACATCTGGTTGTATAGCCATTTTTAATCTTTCGTCTGCGCTTCGTAGTGTGCCAATAAAGAATCTTTCTTTCTGGTCATTAGCTTCTCGTTGCTCTCTTTCCTGTGAGTTAACAGGGATACGAGCAGTTAGTTCTGATGCGTTTAGGAAAGAAACTATTTTATCTGCAAATGTTGCTGGTTCGTTGGATGTGTAGTTGTTAAAATCTTCTCCTGCATCGTATGGATCAAGTCGATAAATAGAATAATCACTATCCATTCTTGATCTTAAAGGTTCAGTTGAGTCGTAATGTGCTTCAACTTTATTTATTATTTCTTCAGCCTTTGGTTTCTTAGCCATATTATCTCCACCTTCTTACAGGAATACTGTTGCGTTTAGCTAAATAACTATAGCCAAATCTATTGACAAGACCATATATAAGTGCCTTAACACTATGATTATACTTATCTTCTGGCTGATTGCCAACCACATTTCCGTCACGATCTGTTTTCCATTTATAAACTTGTGTTTGTCCATTGAAAGGATTTGGAGCAAAGCCAAGTTCAGATAACAAACCTTTTGCATTAGGGGAAACTATTATTTTAGGTTCTTGTGTAGAAGGGTCTAGTTTAAGCATAGACTTTAATCTTTCAGTACCATCATTAATTCTAATTTTTTCTGCATCCATGTACAATCCTGCTTTGTCCAGCCACACTTCTGCTACTGCTGACATAGCTTGGTGTTGATACCCTGCAATATCTGTGACACCAAACTGTACATCTTTCCACCAATCTTTTTGCATAGCGATATCTATTATCTCTTCTGTAATTAAATTCTGTTCATATATTTCATCGAATACTCTGACTTGATCGTTAATAATTTGAACAGCGCATACAGCATAAGCAGAAGCGTAACCATGATCTATCCATATGTGTACAGGTTCGTCTGGTATATACTCGACATCTTGTACATGAGTATCTGGTCTGAACTCATTGAATACCAATCCTTGTGGTGGGGAAGGTATCCCCATAATTCTTTCTTTGAAGAAATCATCTGATGTCATTCGTTGTAGTTTTAATATCTCTGGGTCTGTTTCCCCTTCTGGGTATAAGTGTTTATTAGTGTAAGAGGGTAGGGAATAGGACTGTGAGTCATCTTCTCCGTACTGCCAAGTCTGAAACATTTGTGGATACCAACCAAGTGATCCTTCAAAAGTACCAGCTAGGAACATCCATGCTCTTTTAGGAGCGCATCTTCCTCGTAGTCTGTGGAAGGTTTCTAAATCTAACTGTGATGCTTCACACCCTATGATGCCGTTAGGCGCTCTCATAGCTAGGGTACGAGGGTCTTTAGCTGATTTAGTTTGTATAAGTGTTCCGTCTACAAGTTCTATTGTAGCAGGGTCAACTCGTTTAGATGCTTTCTTTAGCACACCGAGTTTAGAAAAATCTTCTACAAGGTATTCGTATTCAGCTCTTGTTCTCTCGTAATCAGCAGCGACAAGCCAATAAAGACCTTTTCCTTCTGTTTCAAACACTCTTGATAGTAAATATTTACTAGCGATCATGCTTTTACCTGCCTGTTCTCCACCAGCTACAAGGATATATCGTTTATCTGAGTTTATTATAGGGACTTGTGCTTGGGTAGGGGTAAAGTCAACCATACTATAGAGTGCGTTTACTACATCATTTTTTTGAGTAGTCATCCCTTGCTACCTTTCCCCATTATATTATTTAAATCTATTTCTAGTTTTGGTTTTTCAGATTCTTTCTTTTCTTCTTTGGCAGCAGTTTTAATGGCATCTTTAAAGGACTTCATGATATCTCCTGCCTCTTGTTCTGCGCCTTTGTGGTCTTTATATTTCTCTGGGAACATACCATTTAGTACGAACATAGTGAGAGTTTGGTAGAATCTTGCTTGTGCGTGGTATTCTAACTTCCCTTCATCGCTTTCTTCTGGGGTAAGCATGTGTAAAACAAGCTGGTAAGCCTTATGTTCTATAGCTTCTCCGAAATCTTTCTTAGCTTGTGAGTATTTTTGTAGAAAGTCTGGGTCTTGTTTCCATTGATAGACTGCATCCTTCCCTATATTAGCTGCTTCTCGTGCTTTAGCATCAGTTCCCCACAGAGTATAGGCTGCCAAAAACTTATTTTGGTTAGTAAATTTATTCTGACTGTACCCTTTTGCAGGTTTTCCTCTAGGCATAAGGTAAAATATACAGTAATTCTATTGTGTTGGCAAGTTATATATGATAAAACTTAATTAGTTCAATGTATTCATCATTGAATCTCCTTTATGATTGTAGGGAGTGATTACCCTACAGGTAGGTTAAGTTGGCTACTCGCTTGATTCATCTATTTTCATATAGAGTCAACTGAATAGCAGGGGGTTTGTAATGTTTCTCCCTGCCACCTACTCTTCCAGATAACCCTCCCTTCATAGCTCCCTTACGCACGCACGCCTATATAAGATATATATATATATATATAAATATGTATATAAAAAACCTATTAAAAAGGTTTTTTATTTTATATACTAGGAAAAAGTGTACATAAACTGTACATAAACTGTACATTTTTCCTTCATAAATTACGATTAGGATATCTATCTGGTTCTATTACTACGGATAAAATCAACACCTAATCCTTAACAGGGGTGTTAATTTTTCCTTATTTAGTGTACATAAAGTGTATCAGAACTGTACATTAAGTGTACATTAAAATTAATTTTCCCCTTATACAGTAGTGTACATAAATATATACCAGCGTTTATTTTGTAAAAATTAAATTGTCAGAGGTATCCACCTACTCCAACCACAACAACTAAGACATACCCCTCTAACTACTCTCTCCTACTAACTACCACCACCCAACCCCTACAAAAATTAAACAAGTATTAAACAAGTACAAAACAAATACAAGGCTAATATGTTTATACAAATATTAAACAAGTATTAAACCTATACTATATACATTGTGAAATAAATAACTATATTCCTATCTGGTATATATTGTGAATTATATAACAACCTTTTAAGCTTGAAACATTGTGAATAATATAACTATGTATACTTGTGAATTATATAACAATATATGAAGTAAAACATATACATATATTTGTATGTTTGTCAACCATTATATTAAGTATTTACAAATTTATAAAATATATATATGTTTCTTTTTTTCGTAAAAATGGATGTATAAATAAATAAAAAAC